AACTTGCAAAGGTCATGGAACAAACAAGTATAAAAAACACATTAAAGGCAGATGATGTGCAAAGAGTTCTTGACGCAGGAGGTTCTTCCAATCTTGTAATTTCCTTAGAAAATGTTGTTAAAGCAAACAAGGAGCAAGCAGACGCTCTGAAAACAAGTGTTATTAAGGATTTAAACGATCCAAACAAATCTTCAAGTTATGATGACGTTGTTAAGGCTTTAACACAGCCTAATTTGACTGAAAGCGAAACTCGTCAAATTATGAAATTTTTTGATTACAATCCTCAAATGAAACAAAACATGAAGAATGTTGTTCTTCAAGATATACTAAGTGTAGTTGACGAAGATGTATTTACAACTGCTGCAAAGGCAAGGTCTATGCAAGAAACCTTGAGCAAATACAAACCGGGTTCTCTTAAACAAATTTTAGACGAAGAAGGTCAACAAACTTTTAAAGCATTAAAAGAGTTTGCAGATGATCTAGCTGTTATTGGTGGAGATGTGGCTAAGGAAGGCTCTATTGCTGCTCAAGGGATGTTCTCTCGAATATTTTCACATCCTCTTAATGTGTTAGGAAGAATAGCTAAATTTAGAGCAATCGTAAGTATTTTCAACAAGCCAGAGTCTGTAAGGGCTTACATAGCAATGAGGCGTGCTACCATAAATAATCCAGAAGCTCGCGCTCAAGGCGTAATAGATATAATGAATCAAGCTGCAATTGAAGAAGGTGTAAATGTAGGACAAATGGCTGGTAGGGCTGGTGGGATTGCTCGTGGAATAGGTTCTACTTACGGGCAAGGTAGCCGTTTAGCTAAAAACGTACTTCCTCGTGCTTTATTTAGACAAGAGCAAGGAAACCGAACAAGTGTTCCAAATGTTCAACAGCCCGAAATGCCTCAAATATCAATACCTGAAACTATTTCACAAAGAGGTCCTGCCGCACCAATGGGTATAATTGACGTTCTTCGATCTAATGTTAATAAAGAACTCAGAGACAGAGCGCGACAAAGCCCAGCAGCGGCGTCTACACTGCTTGGTGGTTTGGGTAGTGCCGATCTACTCTAGTCTTCTAAGACAGATGACAGACCCCCAATGCCAACGGCAGCGGGTGTAGAGACAGGAGCCGTGGCTCTTGGCTGGCTATTGACACGAGATTGAATCTTCTCGTATGTTTCATCAATCATGCGTGCAAGCTGACGGCCTATAGCACGATCCTCTTGATCGGATATAAATATTAGCTTTTCATACGCTTCAATCGAAACGCCTACGGATTTGTATTTTCCGGGGTTTGGCATGGAGTTTCCTTTCCCATAAATGACCTTTTCTCCTGTATATAATCCCAAACGGCGTGGGTCAAGACCCAAATACGGAAACACGAAAGTTACCATTCAAGGTATCAAGTTTGATTCTAAGTGGGAAGGCGAACGCTATCTATATATAAAGTCGCTCGAACGCGCTGGGGTAGTCAAAGACCTTGAGCTACAGGTCAGGTTCAACCTACTGGTAAACGATCAGAAGATATGCGCCTACATTGCTGACTTCCGCTACAAGCGCGAAGACAAGGACGGTGTGTGGCATGAGATTGTCGAAGACGCCAAGGGCGTAGAAACCCCTGAGTTTAAGCTGAAGAAGAAGCTGATGAAGGCTTGTCTAGGCATAGAAATATTTCTTTCCAAAAAAAGTTCTTGACAGTTACCCACACCATATGGTTATAGTTGGGACTCTAGTAACAAGCGGAAAGGAATCGACATGAATAGTCGTGAATTGTTCGAGCGTCGAAACGAACTCAAAGAGAAAATCTCTGGTCTTCGTGATGAACTAAAAGACGTAGAAGATCAGCTATCAGATACATACTTGCCTATGGCAAGGGATATGCTGAGAGCAAATAACAAAGACTTCGGCTCTGTAAAACTTACTGATGGCAATCGTAGGCTTAAAGCTAACGTAGCCAAGAAGGTTGTGTGGGATCAAGATATGTTGCGTGACGCGCTGGGCGAAATGTCCAACGAAGACGCACGACATTACGGAAAGCTGACTTTCGCTGTCGAAGAGCGCAAGTTCACAGCGGCTCCACCCACAATTCAACGCGTTCTTGAAGAATGCCGTACTACGGACGTAGGACGTTTCACCATTGAAATCGAGGAAGACTAATGGCTTTACAAATCATTACAGCAGATCAGCGTATGGCTGAGAAAAAAGGTCACAAGATCGTAGTTTGTGGCGCAAGCGGTGTGGGTAAAACCACACTTGCTCGCACCCTAAATCCAGCCTCGACATTGTTCATGGACTTGGAAGCAGGAGATGCGGCTATCGAAGGGCATCCTATTGATGTCATTCGCCCTAGAACATGGGCAGAGTGTCGTGATCTTGCTTGCTTCTTAGGTGGGGCAAACCCATCTTTGGCAGAGGATCAACCGTACAGTCAGTCGCATTACGATTATGTGTCTCAAGTGTATGGGGATGGCTCAGACGTATGGCAGAAGTACGATACGCTGTTCGTAGACTCTATCACCGTGGCAGGACGTTTGTGCTTCCAGTGGTGCTTACAGCAGCCAGAAGTACGGTCTGACCGATCTGGTAAGATGGATACTCGTGCGGCGTATGGGTTGCATGGTCGTGAGATGATGTCATGGCTAACCCACATTCAGCACATCCGTTCTAAGAACGTAATCTTCGTTGGAATTCTTGACGAAATTACTGACGAGTACGGACGCAAGCAATACTCCCTTCAGATTGAGGGAAGTAAAACTGGCCGTGAATTGCCCGGAATTGTTGACGAGGTAATCACAATGTCAGTGTTAACAGGGGATCACGGTCAGTATCGTGCCTTTGTATGTCAACCTCTAAACGAATGGGGCTATCCAGCCAAAGACCGTTCTGGCAGACTCGACACATTAGAAGAGCCTCATCTTGGTAAATTAATTGATAAGATGAGCCAAGGCTCAAACAAAACCGATAAGGAATTAACCTTTGTCGATCCTACAACTCAAACTTCTAGCGAAGGAGAAGCATAATGCTTAATTTAAATAATGTACCTCAAGACGAAAACCCGCAAAACCAAGAGTTCGCTCTTATCCCAGCAGGCACAGTAGCTCGTGTCGTGTTAGTTGTTCAGCAAGGAGATGTAGAAATCTCTGAGTTTGGTCAAGGTCAATGGTTTAAGAAATCTGCGACTACAGCCGCTAAGTGGATGAACCTAGAGTTCACCATTGTTGGTGGTCAGTTTGATCGTCGCAAGTTCTGGCACAGCGTATTTGTCGATGGCGATAAGATGGGTCAAAGCGGTATGCCTCTTGCCAAAGAGATTGGTCTTCGTACTTTGAAATCAATCGTTGAGAGCGCACGCAACATTAATCCATCTGACGTAACGCCTCAAGCACAACAAAATCGCAACATTAGCGGAATGTTTGACTTGAACGCGATGGAGCTTTGTGTGAAGGTTGGTGTTAAGAAAGGCACAAATGGTTACAAAGACAGTAATCAGTTGATGGTCGCTCTTACGCCAGATCATAAAGAATTCCTGCCCCAAGGAAACATTCCAATGCAGTCAACTCCTGCGGCTGGAATGCAACAAGGACAACAGCAACAAGCGGCTCAACCCGCCTCTGGCGCAGTTCCTTCATGGGCGCAGCAGTAATTCTAGCGACAGGGCCGTTCCGCGCCTGCTAGAACACGGACAGGGGGGCCGTGGTCGCTATGCCCCCCAATTTACTACTCTACTAGCAAATAGGTTTTATTATGATACTCAGACCCTACCAAAAGGTAGCTGTTTCTGACGCTTGTAATGCGTTGGATAAGCATGGAAATACATTAGTTGTCGCCCCTACGGGTGCTGGCAAAACAATTATGCTCTCTGCCCTCATTGGCGAACGCCATAAGGCAGGCAAGCGAGTTCTAGTCATTCAACATCGTGACGAGCTTGTTAAGCAGAACAGAGAGAAATTCCAGAAGGTTAATCCCTACATCACGACAAGCATTGTCAACGGAACAGTCAAGCATTGGGATGGCGAGGCTGTGTTCTCAATGATCCAAACAATGTCACGCGACAGAAACCTAAGAGATCGCCCGTTGTTTGATATGGTTGTGGTTGACGAGGGACACCATGCAGCGGCTCCAACATATACAAAGGTAATTGACGCTGTTCGTGAAGACAACGAACACGCTGAGATCGTAGGCTTTACTGCAACGCCCAACCGTGGCGATGGCAAAGGTCTGCGCTCTGTATTCAATAACTGCGCACACCAGATCGAATTGGCTACGCTGATACGCGAAGGCTTCTTGGTACGCCCTAAGAGCTACGTCATTGATCTAGGTGTAAGCGAACAATTAGATAAGGTCACAAAGCGTGGCAAAGAATACGACATGGAAGAAGTCGCCGCGATTATGGATCGACAGGTCATTAATGATCGCATTGTGGCTGAGTGGCAGGAGAAAGCAGGGGATCGCAAGACCGTTGTATTCTGCTCGACAGTCGCTCATGCCGAACACGTTTGCGATGCTTTTGTTCGACAGGACATAAAAGCTGACTTCGTAACAGGTGAGACAGACAAAGATAAACGCGCTGAGATGCTGCACAATCTTGAGTTTGGTGATCTGCAAGTTATCGTAAACGTGGCAGTTCTAACCGAAGGCTTTGACGCTCCTCCTGTATCTTGCATCGTTCTAACGCGTCCATGCTCCCAAAAGGGAACAATGGTTCAGATGATTGGGCGCGGTCTGCGCATTCTTGATCCTGAGTTATACCCGAACATAATCAAAACCAATTGCGTTGTTATGGACTTTGGTACGTCTATCATTACGCACGGTGGTTTGGACGAAACCGCAAACCTAGATGGCTCAGAAAAGTCAGAAGGTGGCGATGCTCCTACTAAAATTTGCCCAGATTGTGAGAGCGAAGTAGCCTCCAATACAAGGGTTTGCCCTATCTGCGAACATGAGTTCGAGAAGAGGGTAAAAGAAGAATTAGACAATTTCGTTATGACTGAGTACGATCTTATGCAATTGTCTCCGTTTATGTGGATTGATCCATACGGACTAGGCACTGCAATGATGGCTACAGGCTTCAATGGCTTCTCTTT